TTACTTCTTCGCCTCTGCAACCACTTTACTACCCACGCCGCGGTTATTGTATTCCCACATGCGGTTGTAGTTAGTGTCATTCAGATTGCGCTGTATTTCGTCGTTATCATCTACGCTGCCGGTATTACCCGCAAACGGACGATTAGAGATCACCGCATCGGCCCACGGTTTAGCCGTGTTAAAACCTTCGTTGATGGCGCTATCACGGATCACCACCTGACCGTTGGTATTGGCATCAACATCCAGCGAGCGGCCCAGTTGCGCCACACCATCACCGAAAGCATTGAAACGGCTGTTTACGGCGAGGAAACCGTAGTAAATGTTGGACAGCGTAGCCGGTGCAAACACATACGCTTCTTGCTGAGTACGTGAGTTCACCACGCGGAATTCGGTGTTATCGAACACCACTGCGCCGCGACCAGAAACGATATCCACATCCCCTTCAATGTAGCTGTTGGTCACCAGCGTACGCGGCTGACGATTCGTTTCCAGACGGTTCTGCACACCGCTGTTGGTGACAAAGAAGGTGTTCTGACGACCGAGAATGTTAACGTTGTTAATCTGTACCTGGTCACCATCAGTACGCAGTGCCACCGCCGGATGGTTACCTGCATCTACGCTATCGCCCAGCGTGTTTTCGATGGTCAGATTTTGCAGTTGCAGGCCATTGTTTTGTGACCAGAAGACCGCAGAGCAGAGAACACCGATACTGTCGCTGCGTTTGCTCTGGCAGCTATCGTACATATACCACGCTGGTTTACCTGGCATATATTTGCCGCGCGGGTTGACGTCGTGACGCCAGTCGGCAGGGCTCATGCCACCATCAAGGGAAAGCCCAATCTTCACATCAATCGGTTTTTCACCTGTACCGTACAGAGTAATTCCACCCGGAGCGGCAGGGACATATACCGTTCCCTGATACTCACCAGGCATCACGGCAATATACTGGCGCTTGTTGGTACGCTTGATAATTGCCGCATCTACCGCCGCCTGAATCGTGGTATGCGTTACACCTTGAGTGCCCGCCGGGCCGACAACAAAGTCAGGTTGCGCAGGCAGGGTAATCGGGGAAGGATTCCACGCTGCAGCACCTGGTGTCAGGGATGCAAAATAGTGTTGAGCATCGAAATTCTGCGCTTCTTTTGCCGACAGAATCGGGCGAGAAGAGGTACCAGGCGCGGTTTGATCAGAAGGACGTTGATCGGGCGGGGTTGAGCTACAGGCGGTCAGCGTCACGCCAAAAGCCAATGCCAGCGCCAGACGGGAAACTGAAAATGTGTTCACAGGTTGCTCCGGGCTATGAAATAGAAAAATGAATCCGTTGAAGCCTGCTTTTTTATACTAAGTTGGCATTATAAAAAAGCATTGCTTATCAATTTGTTGCAACGAACAGGTCACTATCAGTCAAAATAAAATCATTATTTGATTTCAATTTTGTCCCACTCCCTGCCTCTGTCATCACGATACTGTGATGCCATGGTGTCCGACTTATGCCCGAGAAGATGTTGAGCAAACTTATCGCTTATCTGCTTCTCATAGAGTCTTGCAGACAAACTGCGCAACTCGTGAAAGGTAGGCGGATCCCCTTCGAAGGAAAGACCTGATGCTTTTCGTGCGCGCATAAAATACCTTGATACTGTGCCGGATGAAAGCGGTTCACGACGAGTAGATGCAATTATGGTTTCTCCGCCAAGAATCTCTTTGCATTTATCAAGTGTTTCCTTCATTGATATCCCGAGAGCATCAACATGCAATGTTGTTGGGATGGCAATTTTTACGCCTGTTTTGCTTTGCTCGACATAAAGATATCCATCTACGATATCAGACCACTTCATTTCGCATAAATCACCAACTCGTTGCCCGGTAACAACAGCCAGTTCCATTGCAAGTCTGAGCCAACATGGTGATGATTCTGCTGCTTGATAAATTTTCAGGTATTCGTCAGCCGTAAGTCTTGATCTCCTTACCTCTGATTTTGCTGCGCGAGTGGCAGCGACAGGGTTTGTTGTTATATGGCCTTCAGCTATTGCCTCTCGGAATGCATCGCTCAGTGTTGATCTGATTAACTTGGCTGACGCCGCCTTGCCCTCGTCTATGTATCCATTGAGCATTGCCGCAATTTCTTTTGTGGTGATGTCTTCAAGTGGAGCATCAGGCAGCCCCCTCCTTATTGCTTTAATTTTGCTCATGTAATTTATGAGTGTCTTCTGCTTGATTCCTCTGCTGGCCAGGATTTTTTCGTAGCGATCAAGCCATGAATGTAACGTAACGGAATTATCACTGTTGATTCTCGCTGTCAGAGGCTTGTGTTTGTGTCCTGAAAATAACTCAATGTTGGCCTGTATGGCTTCAGTGATTGCGATTCGCCTGTCTCTGCCTAATCCAAACTCTTTACCCGTCCTTGGGTCCCTGTAGCAGTAATATCCATTGTTTCTTATATAAAGGTTAGGGGGTAAATCCCGGCGCTCATGACTTCGCCTTCTTCCCATTTCTGATCCTCTTCAAAAGGCTACCTGTTACTGGTCGATTTAAGTCAACCTTTACCGCTGATTCGTGGAACAGATATTCTCTTCCATCCTTAACCGGAGGAGGGAATATCCTGCATTCGCGCACCCATCGACGAACTGTTTCAAGGCTTCTTGGGCGTCGCTGGCGAGCGTTCCACTCCTGAAGTGTCAAGTACATCGCAAAGTCTCCGCAATTACACGCAAGAAAAAACCGCCATCAGGCGGCTTGGTGTTCTTTCAGTTCTTCAATTCGAATATTGGTTATGTCTGCATGTGCTATCTGCGCCCATATCATCCAGTGGTCGTAGCAGTCGTTGATGTTCTCCGCTTCGATAACTCTGTTGAATGGCTCTCCATTCCATTCTCCTGTGACTCGGAAGTGCATTTATCATCTCAAAAAAACAAAACCCGCCGTAGCGAGTTCAGATAAAATAAATCCCCGCGAGTGCGAGGATTGTTATGTAATATTGGGTTTAATCATCTATATGTTTTGTACAGAGAGGGCAAGTATCGTTTCCACCGTACTCGTGATAATAATTTTGCACGGTATCAGTCATTTCTCGCACATTGCAGAATGGGGATTTGTCTTCATTAGACTTATAAACCTTCATGGAATATTTGTATGCCGACTCTATATCTATACCTTCATCTACATAAACACCTTCGTGATGTCTGCATGGAGACAAGACACCGGATCTGCACAACATTGATAACGCCCAATCTTTTTGCTCAGACTCTAACTCATTGATACTCATTTATAAACTCCTTGCAATGTATGTCGTTTCAGCTAAACGGTATCAGCAATGTTTATGTAAAGAAACAGTAAGATAATACTCAACCCGATGTTTGAGTACGGTCATCATCTGACACTACAGACTCTGGCATCGCTGTGAAGACGACGCGAAATTCAGCATTTTCACAAGCGTTATCTTTTACAAAACCGATCTCACTCTCCTTTGATGCGAATGCCAGCGTCAGACATCATATGCAGATACTCACCTGCATCCTGAACCCATTGACCTCCAACCCCGTAATAGCGATGCGTAATGATGTCGATAGTTACTAACGGGTCTTGTTCGATTAACTGCCGCAGAAACTCTTCCAGGTCACCAGTGCAGTGCTTGATAACAGGAGTCTTCCCAGGATGGCGAACAACAAGAAACTGGTTTCCGTCTTCACGGACTTCGTTGCTTTCCAGTTTAGCAATACGCTTACTCCCATCCGAGATAACACCTTCGTAATACTCACGCTGCTCGTTGAGTTTTGATTTTGCTGTTTCAAGCTCAACACGCAGTTTCCCTACTGTTAGCGCAATATCCTCGTTCTCCTGGTCGCGGCGTTTGATGTATTGCTGGTTTCTTTCCCGTTCATCCAGCAGTTCCAGCACAATCGATGGTGTTACCAATTCATGGAAAAGGTCTGCGTCAAATCCCCAGTCGTCATGCATTGCCTGCTCTGCCGCTTCACGCAGTGCCTGAGAGTTAATTTCGCTCACTTCGAACCTCTCTGTTTACTGATAAGTTCCAGATCCTCCTGGCAACTTGCACAAGTCCGACAACCCTGAACGGCCAAGCGTCTTCGTTCATCTATCGGATCGCCACACTCACAACAATGAGTGGCAGATATAGCCTGGTGGTTCAGGCGGCGCATTTTTATTGCTGTGTTGCGCTGTAATTCTTCAATTTCTGATGCTGAATCAATGATGTCTGCCATCTTTCATTAATCCCTGAATTGTTGGTTAATACGCTTGAGGGTGAATGCGAATAATAAAAAAGGAGCCTGTAGCTCCATGATGATTTTGTTTTTCATGCTCACCGTTCCTTAAAGACGCCGTTTAACATGCCGATCGCCAGGCTTAAATGAGTCGGTGTGAATCCCATCAGCGTTACCGTTTCGCGGTGCTTCTTCAGTACGCTACGGCAAATGTCATCGACGTTTTTATCCGGAAACTGCTGTCTGGCTTTTTTGATTTCAGAATTAGCCTGACGGGCAATGCTGCGAAGGGCGTTTTCTTGCTGAGGTGTCATTGAACAAGTCCCATGTCGGCAAGCATAAGCACACAGAATATGAAGCCCGCTGCCAGAAAAATGCATTCAGTGGTTGTCATACCTGGTCTCTCTCATCTGCTTCTGCTTTCGCCACCATCATTTCCAGCTTTTGTGAAAGGGATGCGGCTAACGTATGAAATTCTTCGTCTGTTTCTACTGGTATTGGCACAAACCTGACTCCAATTTGAGCGAGGCTATGTGCCATCTCAATGCTCGTTCTTAACTCAACAGGAGATGCTTTGTGCATACAGCTCCCCGTTTATTATTTATCTCCTCAGCCAGCCGCTGTGCTTTCAGGGGATTTCGGGTAACAGAAAGGCCGGGAAATACCCAGCCTCGCTTTGTAACGGAGTAGACGAAAGTGATCGCGCCTACCCGGATATTATCGTGAGGATGCTTCATCGCCATTGCTCCCCAAATACAAAACCAATTTCAGCCAGTGCCTCGTCCATTTTTTCGATGAACTCCGGCACCATCTCGTCAAAACTCGCCATGTACTTTTCATCCCGCTCAACCACGACATAATGCAGGCCTTCACGCTTCATACGCGGGTCATAGTTGGCAAAGTACCAGGCATCTTTTCGCGTCACCCACATGCTGTACTGCACCTGGGCCATGTAAGCCGACTTTATGGCCTCGAAACCACCGAGCCGGAACTTCATGAAATCCCGGGAGGTAAACGGGCATTTCAGCTCAAGGCCATTGCCGTCACTGCATAAACCATCGGGAGAGCAGGCGGTACGCATACTTTCGTCGCGATAGATGATCGGGGATTCAGTAACATTAACGCCGGAAGTAAACTCAAACAGGGCTCTGGCGTCGTTCTCGTACTGTTTTCCCCAGGCCAGCGCCTTAGCGTTAACTTCCGGAGCCACACCGGTGCAAACCTCAGCCAGCAGGGTGTGGAAGTAGGACATTTTCATGTCAGGCCATTTCTTTCCGGAGCGGGGTTTTGCTATCACATTGTGAACTTCTGAAGCGGTGATGACGCCGAGCCGTAATTTGTGCCACGCATCATCCCCCTGTTCGACAGCTCTCATGTCGATCCCGGTACGCTGCAGGATAATGTCCGGTGTCATGCAGCCACCTTCTGTTCAGAGGCTTTCTGTTTCAGGAATCCAAGAGCTTTCACTGCTTCGGCCTGTGTCAGTTCTGACGATGCGCGAATGTCGCGGCGAAATATCTGGGAACAGAGCGGCAATAAGTCGTCATCCCATGTTTTGTCCAGGGCAATCAGCAGAGTGTTAATCTCCTGCATGGTTTCATCGTTAACCGGAGTGATGTCGCGTTCCGGCTGACGTTCTGCAGTGTATGCGGTATTTTCGACAATGCGCTCGGCTTCATCCTTGTCATAGATACCCGCAAATCCGAAGGCCAGACGGGCACACTGAATCATGGCTTTATGCCGTAACATCCGTTTGGGATGCGACTGCCACGGCCCCGTAATTTCTCTGCCTTCGCGGGTTTTGAATGGTTCGCGGCGGCATTCATCCATCCACTCGGTAACGCAGATCGGATGATTACGGTCCTTGCGGTAAATCCGGCATGTACAGGATTCATTGTCCTGCTCAAAGTCCATGCCATCAAACTGCTGGTTTTCATTGATGATGCGGGACCAGCCATCAACGCCCACCACCGGAACGATGCCGTTCTGCTTATCAGGGAAGGCGTAAATTTCTTTCGTCCACGGATTAAGGCCGTACTGGTTGGCGACGATCAACAATGCGATGAACTGCGCATCGCTGGCATCACCTTTAAATGCCGTCTGGCGAAGAGTGGTGATCAGTTCCTGTGGGTCGACAGAATCCATGCCGACACGTTCAGCCAGCTTCCCTGCCAGCGTTGCGAGTGCTGTACTCATCCGTTTTATACCTCTGAATCAATATCAACCTGGTGGTGAGCAATGGTTTCAACCATGTACCGGATGTGTTCTGCCATGCGCTCCTGAAACTCAACATCGTCATCAAACGCACGGGTAATGGCTTTTTTGCTGGCCCCGTGGCGTTGCAAATGATCGATGCATAGCGATTCAAACAGGTGCTGGGGCAGGCCTTTTTCCATGTCGTCTGCCAGTTCTGCCTCTTTCTCTTCACGGGCGATCTGCTGGTAGTGACGCGCCCAGCTCTGAGCCTCAAGACGATCCTGAATGTAATAAGCGTTCATGGCTGACCTCCTGAAAATGGCTGTGAAAATATCGCCCGCGAAATGCCAGGCTGATTAGGAAAACAGGAAAGGGGATTAGTGATTCAGGCCGTTACCGCGTCCGTCGAGAAAAACTTCCACGAGCAAATCACGGGGATAAGTGCGCTCGATGCCGCGATGCAGATAAAGCCGTCCGCGTAAATTAGCTGATGCAGTCCAGGTACCATCTTTGTGTTTGACCAGCATTCCTGGCATGACCGCACCGCGATTAACGGTCTGCGTTCCGTAATGTTGATGAACCATAAAAACTCCTGCCCGTAAGCTGGGCTGCTGAACAAATAAGGGGTTGCGCAGTATCTGGCGGTGGATGGCCGCCGGTTGTCATAACTAAGTCGCCTCGTTGAAGCAACTGAGGTATGAAGTGTTGAGTTGATTTCAGCTGGTCACACCGACGTTCACGCGTCCGTTTCACCCCTCGCACTCCCCGGAGCCTGCTGAAATTCAAGCTGCGGATCTAAGCGGTCATCGCAACGGTGAATCAGGTGGTTGCCGTATCGTTGTGTTGTTGCGACATGGTGATAATAGCTATTGCTATTGGCGATATCAATACTTATTGCTATTGTTAGATGTGTTTTGCTATTAAATGTTTGATAGCAAAAAGAATTAATTTTGTGACTTGAATCGCATAGCGATAACTGAAGCGAGGTCGTGGTGGTTTTTTGAACGGTTTGTGTGATGAGGGGAGGCAAAAGAAAACCCGGCACGGTGGCCGGGTATCTTTATTCGAATGGAAGATCTATTTGCCTTTGAGGATTCAACTGTTTTTTTACATGCTCAATTTCGAATATGGTTTTTATGGCATCTCCGATCATATATTGAGTTACTTTTAAATCTACAAGTAACATATCACCTTTAGAAAAATTTAAGGTGTTGTTATCAATATCGCTGATGAATTTCTGGTCTTTTATTTCAGCCAAAAAGCTACTGGCACCATCAGAAAACCGCCACCGGCTTCCTTCATTGAAGGAAATATTTTTAATTTGAAGGGCTTTCTCTACTGTGTACTCTGAAATTATTGATTCTGCTGGTAGATTGACTTTGAAATAATGTGCTTCTTGCTTGTTGATCGTCATGAATGTCAAACCATCATCGACAGTAGAGGCAAAGCTGTCAATGCCTTCCTGCTCTAATGGCTTACTTATAACTTCTTGTAATGAAGAGCGAAGTTTAATATTTTTATAAAGTTCAATAACGTTACTGTCGTAGATCTCGCTTTCGTCATCAACAAAGACTTCGATGTTGCTATCAGGCAAATTGTGTAATTTTTTTATTTTCCTTGGACCTATCCATTTTATCAGTTGAATTAGGCCTTTGCATATTTTTTCTTTAGAACCAGGACAGAGTCCAATAAAAGCAATCAAATTCGCAGCGGCTGTTGCTGAATCGCCGGATAAAAAATCAACAGCCTGTTTGAACCAAGATGTAGATGAGGCAACCAGATCTATTCCAAATGAGCCAGCTTTAAATGATGCATTGACTTTTACAGAAACAACAGTCTTGTTTCCGTAGAGAGTTTTACCGGCTTCCTCTAATGCATCTGATAGTGATAGAAGGGCAGGAGCAAGGTCTCGCACGTTCATTTCATGCGTTTCCAGTGCCGGACCGTCGTATACTATCCTGAACTTCATATCATTGGTTTCCGAATTGTTGCCCGCATCCATTATGGCATTCACCTGATCACATATACAGTTAATTTACGATATTGTCTTAAATCTTAAAACTTCTATTGTATGGCTACCCATGCTTCCTATACGTCTGCGGCATGCTCCCAATAACCTTACCGAAGATGAACACCCGGTTCATCTCGTCTTTCTCGATCGGGTCCCAAGGTGAGTAGCTCTTGTTATCAGAGATAACCAGCAGCTTATCCTTCATCATTTGCAGACGCTTTACATGGGCTGTGTCGTCGTACAGAAACGCATAGATACCATCACCGTCGAAAGATTTAACCGTGATATCAACGAACAGCAGATCACCTGGTTCGATCGTTCCTGACATGCTGTCACCACGCACGTTAATGATGCGGATATTTTCCGCCTTCCTGCCATCGAACATGTGACGAGCATCGTCAAACGAGTACTCAACCGAGCGTAGAACTTCTACAAACTCACGATTGATGACACCCGGCCCGGCACTGACTTCTATATCAAGAACGTCAATCTTGAAGTATTTGGAATGGTTGACAGCAGGCTTCCCTGATTGTTGACCGTCATTTCTCATCGGGCCTATGCCTGATGAGAGCCACTCAGTTCGAACACCCAATGCATTAGCTATTTCAACAATTTTTGTTGAGCCGCGCGCGTTGCCGCTTGTCAGTCTCCAGATTGTGGGTTGAGCTACGCCAGACGCCTTTGCAAGAGCGCCTTGAGACATTCCAGATTGTTCCATCGCTAGGTTTAAGCGATCAGCAAGAGTTTCTTTTTTCATAAGTTTTAATTTATACGCTTGCGTATTGATGGTCAAAACACGTTTTGCTATTGATTGGGTTAATACGCATTGCTATTATCTATTCATTGCAATACCAATAGGAATTGATAATGACAAATCAAACCATTCAACTCGCAATCAGTATTACAGGTAGTCAAAAACGACTGGCAGATCTATGCGGTGTAGCCCAACCCACTGTTTGGCGTTGGCTACACGGTGGCGGAATTGATGCCCGCTATGTAATGAAAATTGTCTCAGCCACTGGTGGAAAGATTAAACCAGCAGATATTCGTCCCGACCTCGCGCCATTGTTTAACGCGAGTAATTCTGCCGCCTAAACTGCGGCGTTAACTGATAAGGCAATGACTATGCAATCACTTACATACCAACAGACTAGCGGATTTAGCCCGACTGCGGTGATAAATCGTTCTCAAACAAAACAGGCGCCAGGCCACGAAAAAATCCGTGATGCCGTTCGCGCCTGGTCGGCTGCAGATAATCAGGATGTCGTTGCCGCACTCATTGTGAATGAGTATCAGGAGCAGGGCGGCGGCACCATCGATTTCCCTGATGATGTCAGCCGTGCACGCCAGAAGCTGTTCCGCTTCCTCGATAACAAATTCGATTCTGAAAAATACCGAAATAACGTGCGTGAACTGACCCCGGCAATTCTGGCGGTACTACCGCTGGAATATCGCGGTTACCTGGTTGAGCAGGATAGCTTCATGGCTAGGTTGGCTGAAATGGAAAAGGAACTCAGTGAGGCAAAACAGGCTGTCATTCTCAACGCACCACGCCACCAGAAACTGAAGGAAATTAGTGAAGGTATTGTGTCGATGTTTCGTGTGGACCCGGATCTGGCTGGTCCATTGATGGCGATGGTTACTACCATGCTGGGGGCGATATGACAGGTTCAGAAATGGCGAAAGCCGGTCTGCTGGAACAGAACCGACTTTCAGGTGCAAATCGTAACACACTCATTGCGGGAGGAATTATGGCAAACACTGCTGAGATATTCAATTTTCCAGTGCCGGATGCGGCACAAAAGGAGCCGCGCGTGGCAGATCTCGATGATGGTTATACGCGCATTGCAAATGAGTTGCTGGAAGCTGTGATGCTGGCCGGATTAACACAGCACCAGCTTCTGGTCTTCCTGGCTGTCATGCGCAAAACATATGGCTTTAATAAAAAACTGGATTGGGTGAGCAACGAGCAACTTTCCGAATTGACCGGGATATTGCCGCACAAGTGTTCTGCTGCAAAAAGCGTTCTGGTAAAGCGTGGGATTCTTATTCAGAGCGGGCGGAATATCGGCATCAATAATGTGGTCAGTGAATGGTCAACATTACCCGAATCAGGTAAGAAAAATAAAGTTTACCTGAAAGAGGTAAATTTACCTGAGTCAGGTAAGAAAAGTTTACCCAAATCAGGTAAAGGCACTTACCCGAATCAGGTAAACACAAAAGACAAACTAACAAAAGACAATATAAAACCTTTTTCGTCCGAGAATTCTGACGAATCCTCTGACCAGCCAGAAAATGCCCTTCCTGTGGTGAAACCGGATGCTGCGATTCAGAGCGGCAGCAAGTGGGGGACAGCAGAAGACCTGACCGCCGCAGAGTGGATGTTTGACATGGTGAAGACCATCGCGCCATCAGCCAGAAAACCGAATTTTGCAGGGGGGGCTAACGATATTCGCCTGATGCGTGAACGTGACGGACGTAACCACCGCGACATGTGCGTGCTGTTCCGCTGGGCATGCCAGGACAACTTCTGGTCCGGTAACGTGCTAAGTCCGGCCAAACTCCGCGACAAGTGGACCCAACTCGAAATCAACCGTAACAAGCAACAGGCTGGCGTGACAGCCGGAAAACCAAAACTCGACCTGACGAACACTGACTGGATTTACGGGGTGGAGCTATGAAAAACATCGCCGCACAGATGGTTAATTTTGACCGTGAGCAGATGCGCCGGATCGCCAATAACATGCCGGAACAGTACGACGAAAAGCCGCAGGTACAGCAGGTAGCGCAGATTATCAATGGTGTGTTCAGCCAGTTACTGGCAACTTTCCCGGCGAGCCTGGCTAACCGGGACCAGAATGAACTGAACGAAATCCGCCGCCAGTGGGTTCTGGCTTTCCGGGAAAATGGGATCACCACGATGGAACAGGTTAACGCAGGAATGCGCGTAGCCCGTCGGCAGAATCGACCATTCCTGCCATCACCCGGGCAGTTTGTTGCCTGGTGCCGGGAAGAAGCATCCGTTAACGCCGGGCTGCCAAACGTCAGCGAGCTGGTTGATATGGTCTATGAGTATTGTCGGAAGCGTGGCCTGTATCCGGATGCAGAGTCTTATCCGTGGAAATCAAACGCGCACTACTGGCTGGTTACCAACCTGTACCAGAACATGCGGGCCAATGCGCTTACTGATGCGGAATTACGGCGCAAGGCTGCCGATGAACTGACTTGTATGACCGCGCGAATTAACCGTGGGGAGGCGATACCTGAACCAGTAAAACAACTTCCTGTCATGGGCGGTAGACCTCTAAATCGTGCACAGGCTCTGGCGAAGATCGCAGAAATCAAAGCGAAGTTCGGACTGAAAGGAGCAACTGTATGACGGGCAAAGAGGCAATTATTCATTATCTGGAGACGCACAAGAGCTTCTGTACGCCGGACGTTGCTGCGACAACAGGTGTGACATTAACCAGCATAAATCAGGCTGCGGCAAAAATGGCGCGGGCAGGAATCCTGGTCATTGATGGTAAGGTCTGGCGAACGGTGTATTACCGGTTCGCTACTAGAGAAGAACGGGAAGGAAAGGTGAGCACGAACCTGATTTTTAAGGAGTGTCGCCAGAGTGCCGCGATGAAGCGGGTGTTGGCGGTATATGGGAGATTAGTTATTACTTGATTTGATGGTTATCTCGAAAACATCCAATCAAATTTAATGGTTTGCTTTGTGCGGGGAACTATAACAATGTTTCTAGCTTGGTGCTGTATGAATTAGTGAATTAGTAGGGAATATATCCACACATTGATTAACACAAAAATATTTCAGATATTAAATGTAACTCAAAGGATGAGTAATAATGGTTGTGTAGCGTATAACAGGATGCTGAGGTAGTATTAAACAATGAATAAATCTGATTGACAAGCACCAGATAATACTGCGGATCAATCATTAGACATGAACGCCACTAGTTACTGAGAGTAACTAATGGCGTTTTGTTTATAGTTAAGATGTTTTTTTAAAACATCAGGGGGGCTCTACTTGTCTTTTTTAATATGTTCAATCTCATCATTAAGACATTTATCTATTTTTTTTATTAACACATTAATTTCTTCGGTGTTTTGGAGTTGAGTTGTCTTAGAAACAAAAACTCGAATAAAGAATTTAACATAGTGATAGGGTTGAAGTACATCGTTATACTTACATAAATCATTTATTGTATACTTGCCGCCTGTTTCTTTTTTTATTATTTTAGCTTGACTTGTATCGATATCTTTAAAGTTATCTTCAATCTGAAAATCAAGAACCCATTCATCTCCTTTTAAATTATCCTCAATGATTTTGTTGATTTTCTTAGATATATTTTGTTTATATTCTTTGTATCTGTTGTCGGAAATGTTAACATTAGAAAACGTGTGTTTTTTTTCATATATTTTTTTCCAAACATTTCTATCAACAATATCTTGAATTATAGCTTGAGAATTTTTATCTAATGTGTTTTTAAGAGTGTTTTCTAAAAACGTTTTGTCTGGGTTTTCACGATAAAAGTGTTTGATGGACTCAATGAGAGTGTTTTTAGATTTTAAAGAGACAACATCATCAGTTTTTTTTCTAGAACACGCTTTGTTAAGCATCGCAGATAGTGCACGATTGGTCTTATGAAAATAAACTTGACTATAAAGCCCACTTCTTGCATTGGCAAATTCTAGTATTGAATCCATACCACTTTCTTTATATGCCAGGTAAACACTATTTTCAACTTTCACAGGAATAAATGACATTAATAATCGTCCATAATCATAAATCCCATATTTAACGCCGGAGAAGTAGCTATCTCTAAGTAGGTAGTCCATTCTGTCCGCATCTATAGGTGAAGATGATATGATTGAACCTAATAAAGGATATACATTTACTCCCTCAATGTTATTTTTAAAATCATATCTTTTATCAACAATTTTTATAATGCTTTCTGGATTAATAGCCGCTATGTTTTCTTTATAGACATCGTCGTCATTTGATTTATCTTGGGCTTCATTTTTTAATTCTTCAATAATTTCTTTAATAAAAATACATGATACTTGTTCGTGGGTTAACTTGTCATTATCACTTAAAGATATAATCTTATCGTATTGTTTATTTCCTTCAGTTTTGCATTTTTCTTTGAAATCTTTTACGGATATTGCAAAACTATCGAATTGGTGGGCAAGTGGGCCATGCCCAACATCGTGTAACAATGCTGCAATACGTAACTCCTGTATAAGACTTGAAGGCATTTTTTTTATATCTAAATATAGATCAATGCCCATATTTTTTCGGTCATAAATTAATGCATTCAAATTTATATTTTTCAAAATCTCATACGATAAATGCATTACACCGACAGAGTGTTCAAAGCGAGAGTGCATTGCAGAAGGAAATACTTTATATAGAAACGTGTTCTGCCTGATATCTCGTAGTCGTTGGAATAAAGGATGGTCAATTATCTTTTTTTCTAGCTTAGTTATTCGAATCACTCCATGTATGGGATCTAAAAACTTCCCCAGAAGTAAGTCTTCAAAGTTCTCAAGTTTGTTTTTGTTTGTCATGAGGCTTTCCTTTTGCTGTAGTTATAATACGAAATTTAAATAGTAATGATGTTTATAGTTTCAATGTGTTATCTAATGGTTAACACATTGTGATGTAGCATATCAATATGGATTCATATGTTCAATTGGTCTGTGGAGTTTAATTATGAATAAGATTGATTCTGGTAATACTTTGTAGTTTAAGCTAGAGGCGGGATTCGTGATGTTCAAATCAGTATGTAATGGAGGTTGTGCATTAGTACTTGCTGCTGGAAATTAAAAATAAAGTTGCAAGTAATCGACGTTTTCCGAGAGGAGGATGTAAGCATCGCTGACCAAAAGGTATCAACGATGCCTGTTTTGTTTTAACTACAAATTAATTAAATTGCATCTGCAAACTCTGTGATTTTTCGCTCAAGTATGATTGATGAGTTGCTGTTGTCGATTTTTTTATTTTCATGATTACGAATAGCCAATGACTCATTAAAGTCTTTTGCGACTGCTGTCTCAATAAATTCAATTTCTGAATCAGAGTGTTTTTTAACAGCTTCTTTGATCTCATCCAGAGTAACATAGAAAAACTCTTTTCTACGATTTACAAGATTGACTCTCTTTTTATCGAAGACATCATGTAGTTTTTTTTCTAATGATGGAGCGTCCTCCGAATAAATCATGGCATGCACATCAAAAATAAAAGGAACAGATGCATCACCAAGCTCATTTACACGGTCTTGTGGATCAAGACGTCGTGTCATGCCTATTTTATAAACATTCTCCCCAAAAGAACCTATGTTCGAAATAATATAAACATGACCTTGTTTGGTTTGTTGTGCCATGGATAATGCTCTTTGATGCTTTGATTCAGCCTGCGACAAACTCTGTTCTAGTTCGGCAATGCGATTTTCGAGGCGCTGCTTCATGTCACCAGTAACTTTTTCCATTTCCTTTCTTGCAGCTTCAATTGCTTTTTTATAACGGCGCTCTTCTGCCTCTGCGTCTTGCATGGCCTTTTCTATTTCTCGTTGTGCACGCTCCTCCTCTCTCATTTGTGCCCTTATTTCTGCCTGTTCTTCTTTTTCTTTCTGTTTTTGCTCACGATATTCATGGGTAAGCCACAACTCCTCAAGTTTTTTATTAAGGTATTTAGTATTTATATATATGTGATTTTGCTCGTTTAGTTTATTTATGGCCTCAAATGCCTTTGTGATGCGTTCTTCCATTTTAGTGATATTTTTCCACGTGCAATTACTAATTGCAGCATCACATTCATTATTAAATGCTCTAGTAGTTAGCCTAATATTTCTGTCTGTCATTTTTTTACCCTCTGCTCGAGAGCCTTCAACAGTCCATTGGGTTGTGCAATATACTGCACCAGAGTGGGTTTTATCCCGCAGCATTAATTTCTGTTCATCCCTGATGGATTTTATTTTGTTTTTAAATTGCTCTGAATCTTCAAAATTAAAATGAGGTTCGTAAAATCCTAGTTCGGCTAGTTCAACATCTTCTGAATAAATAGAAATTTGCTTTACTAGCTTATCATATATTTCTTTCTTCTCTTTATAAGTTCTTCTTAGTTCTTGGATTTGTTTATTGATACCATCCATTTTTTCAATGGTGTTTGTTAGTTCATTATTGGCATTTTCTTTTACTTTTTGGGACTCTTCTTTTATAATGGAGCATTCTTGCTCTGTTTTCTCAATAAGCTTCTTACATTCCTCTTCCACATTAAAATAATCTGCAAAGCGAGATTTGTATTCTTCATTTTTTTGATTGCTATCACTTAATTCTAATTGTATTTTTTTGATGCGTTTGATTGCAGCTATATATAGAACAAGAACAACCAATAAAAATATGATTGCAAGTAATAGTGGAGTTTGAGTCATTCGTGCTATTCCTTACGGACAATTTAAGACGTTTTGTATTAAATCCTGTTCAATGTGTATGCGGGTGATTGCTACCGCTTACAATCTTCATAATTATCAGTTAGATAGACTCGCTAGTAAATAATTTCATTTTTTGCAATATTCTTATTGAATATTTCAATTTATGAAATGAACTCTTTATCCTTTCAAGGCGAAAGGTTTCTTCTTCGGAAATATTTGCTCTCGTGTGACGTATAAAGGCCTTTGATTTTTAAAAAACAGTAGGGAATAATATAGTTACTGTCGGCCTGAACACCCGGCGGTGGGGTTGCGCTAAACGGGGACGTTTATGCGCACATACAATCTAAACTCTCTTCTCCCTTCACAGATGCAGAAATGCACCTGCGATTTTTTGCATCCAACGTTTGACCTCTGCGGAGGTGAAGCGTGAACCTACCACAAGATGGCATCAAATTACATCGCGGCAACTTCACCGCTATCGGCCAGCAGATCCAGCCTTATCTGGAGGACGGAAAATGCTTTCGCATGGTGCTTAAACCGTGGCGTGAGAAACGCAGTCTTTCCCAGAATGCACTCAGCCACATGTGGTACAGCGAAATCAGTGAATACCTTATCAGCAGGGGGAAATCGTTCGCTACCGCAGCATGGGTAAAAGAAGCTCTCAAACACACATACCTCGGTTATGAAACCAAGGACCTGGTTGATGTCGTAACCGGTGAAATCACCACTATCCAGTCGTTACGCCATACCTCCGATCTTGATGCCGGAGAGATGTATGTCTTCCTGTGTAAGGTTGAAGCCTGGGCGATGAATATTGGCTGCCACCTGACTATTCCGCAGAGCTGCGAGTTCCAGCTGCTGCGCGACAAGCAGGAGGCGTAATGGCTACACCGCTTATTCGTGTCATGAACGGACACATCTACAGAGTACCAAATCGTCGTAAGCGTAAACCTGAGCTGAAGCCATCCGAAATACCAACACTGCTCGGATATACCGCCAGCCTGGTTGATAAAAAATGGTTGCGACTGGCAGCAAGGAGGAATCATGGCTGATTTGAGAAAAGCAGCGCGTGGTCGGGAATGCCAGGTAAGAATCCTTGGCGTATGTAATGGCAACCCTGAAACGTCTGTACTGGCACATATCCGGCTGACTGGATTGTGCGGCACCGGTACCAAACCGCCAGACCTGATTGCCACCATTGCATGTTCTGCCTGCCACGACGAAATCGACCGCCGCACACATTTTGTCGATGCCGCATATGCAAAAGAATGCGCGCTGGAAGGTATGGCGAGAACGCAGGTTATCTGGATGAAAGAGGGGGTAATCAAGGCGTGAATACCTACAACATCACATTACCCTGGCCTCCGAGCAATAATCGCTATTACCGCCATAATCGCGGGCGCACGCACGTCAGCGCAGAGGGGCAGGCATACCGCGATAACGTCGCCCGAATCATTAAAAACGCAATGCTGGATATCGGCCTGGCTATGCCTGTGAAAATCCGCATTGAGTGCCACATGCCGGATCGCCGTCGCCGTGACCTGGATAATCTGCAAAAAGCCGCTTTTGACGCACTCACTAAAGCAGGTTTCTGGCTGGATGATGCTCAGGTCGTTGATTAACGCGTTGTGAAGATGCCTGTTACCAAAGGTGGGAGGCTGGAACTGACCATCACCGAAATGGGGAATGAATGATGTTTGAGTTTAATATGGCAGAACTTCTTCGCCACCGCTGGGGGCGTCTGCGCTTATATCGTTTCCCCGGTTCTGTTTTGACCGATTACCGAATACTGAAGAATTACGCCAAAACCCTGACAGGAGCAGGAGTATGAAGTCAGAGATAACAATCAACTAATACTGTTTTGTTGATTTTTGCTTGTAATTGGCGTTCTGGTCTGATTTTTGTGGAGTAAGTTGATGCGTGATATTCAGATGGTTCTTGAGCGTTGGGGAGCGTGGGCGGCTAATAATCATGAAGATGTGATCTGGTCGTCCATTGCCGCCGGTTTTAAGGGATTAATTACTTCAAAAGTAAAATCTCGCCCGCAATGTTGTGACGATGACGCGATGATCATTTGCGGGTGCATGGCCCGTCTGAAAAAGAACAACAGCGATTTGCACGATTTATTAGTAGATTATTATGTAGTCGGTATGACATTCATGTCACTGGCAGGTAAGCATTGCTGCTCTGATGGTTATATCGGGAAAAGGTTACAGAAGGCTGAGGGCATAATTGAAGGGATGTTAATGGCATTAGATATCCAGTTAGAGATGGATATCGTTGTTAATAACTCTAATTAATATGCCAATTGTTTACTAAAAATTATTAAAAATGGGGCGTTGAGACGCCCCCAAAAATAAAGGGTAATATATAACAGAAGGTTTATATAGTTAGAAGCAAGGTTGTGCTTCTAAAGGAAGTGGCTTGAGGGAGCCACTTATATGTTGGGGAGGCAACGCCTCCCGCAACATATCTTTTTCGTAATCAGATTAGAACTGGTAAACCAGACCTACAGCAACGATGTCATCAGTGCTTACACCGAGTGCTTTAGTGAAGTCATTTTTGTCAAGCAGGTTGATTTTGTAATCAACGAAAGTAGACATATTTTTGTTGAAGTAATAGGTTGCACCTACATCAACATATTTGACTAAGTCCTGATCGCCCCATACTCCAAGATCCTTACCTTTAGATTGCAGGTAAGCAACGGACGGACGCAGACCGAAATCGAACTGATATTGTGCAACAGCTTCGAAGTTTTGGGCTTTATTAGCAACGAAGTGATCAGCAAATACAGTCATATTCTGGGTTTCAGAATAGGTAGTGGCCAGGTAAATGTTGTTAGCGTCATATTTCAGACCTGCGGCCCAAACTTCTGCATTTTTACCGGAAGCAAATACTTCAGGAAGAACTTTCCCTGCATTAACTTGAGTGTCGGTACGATCAGATTTCGCATAAGTTGCACCGATACCGAATCCTTCGTATTCATAGGTAGCAGAGAAACCGAAGCCATCACCGTTACCTTCAGTGTAGTTATCGAAATCGCTACGATCGTTTTTGCCTTGGTACTGAGCAGCAAAGTTCAGACCATCAACCAGACCAAAGAAGTCGTTGTTACGATAGGTTGCAACACCAGTTGCACGTTGAGTCATGAACACGTCGGTTTGAGTCCAAGTGTCACCACCGAATTCTGGCAGGACGTCAGTCCACGCACCGATGTCGTATGCTACACCGTAGTTACGGCCGTAATCGATGGAGCCGTAGTCACCGAATTTCAGGCCAGCGAAGGCAAGACGGGTTTTATCTTTGGAGGAACCTTGAGATTCAGCGCGGTTGCCTTTGAATTCATATTCCCACTGACCGAAACCAGTCAGTTGATCGTTGATTTGGGTTTCACCTTTGAAGCCAAGACGGGCATAAGTAGTATCACCATCATCTGCATCATTAGAGGAGAAGTAGTGCTTAGCATTAACTTTCCCGTACAGATCCAGCTTGTTACTGTCTTTATTATAAATTTCAGCTGCCTGAGCAGACATCGCCATCAGTACTGATGCAGCTACAGCAGAAATTGCCACTGTTAATTTTTTCATCGTGAGCCCTTTTTTTGAACTATTATTAAAAAATGATGTCACTGCGCGATAAATATTCATCTAATCAATGTGATTATTTCAAGATGTAAGTTTTGGTTTCTCGTTTGATTTGTGAAGTAGATCTCTATTTTTATCTGAACTTTTTCCTATCGAATCCTATTCATGGCTCTTGGCTGAATAAAAATAAATCTATTAGCCAATTTATATTAATGGCTGTTATTTATAAGTGCTCTATAATTTGAAGGTTCAATTTAAACCGGCTAAAAATAACACTGGAAATTATTTGTTGGTTATTTGTTGAGATTTGCTTATGTATTTGTAGTGGTGTTTTCAATACTCGGTAGCATTCTCGCAAATATCATTTAGTGGTTTACGTACGTAAAAAATTGGTTATGCTGTTAAGAGTGGTTACTTCGTCACACAGCTTAAACCCGCCGTCGAGCGGGTTTTTCCATTTTTTGAGTCTCGATATTAGCTGATAACCCAATACCTGAGTTATTCACTGACTCCGAGTCTGTTACGTTTCGTAGTATTCCCTCAATTTACACCCGCTTTGTCTGCGAGGTGGGGTTATGAAATCCATGGATAAGTTAACAACGGGTGTCGCCTATGGCACCTCAGCAGGTAGTGCCGGTTACTGGTTTTTACAGCTGCTCGATAAAGTCACGCCCTCACAGTGGGCAGCAATAGGTGTGCTGGGTAGCCTGGTATTTGGCCTGCTGACGTACCTGACAAACCTTTATTTCAAGATTAAAGAAGATAAGCGCAAGGCTGCGAGAGGTGAATAATGCCTCCATCATTACGAAAAGCCGTTGCTGCTGCTATTGGTGGCGGAGCAATTGCTATAGCATCAGTGTTAATTACTGGCCCAAGTGGTAACGATGGTCTGGAAGGTGTCAGCTACATACCATACAAAGATATTGTTGGTGTATGGACTGTATGTCACGGGCATACAGGAAAAGACATCATGCTCGGTAAAACGTATACCAAAGCAGAATGCAAAGCCCTCCTGAATAAAGACCTTGCCACGGTCGCCAGACAAATTAACCCGTACATCAAAGTCGATATACCGGAAACAATGCGCGGCGCTCTTTACTCATTCGTTTACAACGTGGGTGCTGGCAATTTCAGAACATCGACGCTTCTTCGCAAAATAAACCAGGGCGATATCAAAGGCGCATGTGATCAGCTACGTCGCTGGACATAT